AATCACGTAATCTTCTCACCTGAAACAGGAAGTAGTGCAGAAATATTTGCAGAGCTTTGTTACAAGTACGTAGGAAAACCTTATGTTCAAGGACAAAACTCAATGACTAATGGAGAGCAGATAGTTGCTGAAATGTTTATTAACGAACACTTTATAGTAATTGACCCTATTGACGAAGACCTAACTATTACTAAATTTTACGAACTAGTGGACGAAATCGAACGCAAAGAAGGGATGAAAATTCACACGACTACAATAGACCCATGGAACGAATTAACCGAGGAGTTTATACAAGCTGACCTAGGACGTGAGGATAAATACTTAAGTCGCATTTTAGGACAAGTACGAAAAAACGCACGTAAAACGGGACGACACAATTGCGTAATTAATCACGTTCGTGACCAACCTATGGTAAGTTCTAAAACAATTGCAGGAACTGACATCAGTTACTTTCCTATGCCCAGTGCAAGGGATTTTGCAGGAGGTCAAGTTTGGTTCAGAAAAGGACTGAGCGTTCTGATTCCTTGGCGTCCTCCATACGGACTTTTAGATTCAGATGGTAACGGAGCAGAAAAAAATGAAGTACATTTGAAGGTTGCAAAGAGTAAACCTAAAGGCGTATCAAAAAACGGAGTATATAAATTATATTTGGACTTAGATAAATATCAATACTATATGCTAGACTTCAAAGGAAATCGAATCTATGCAAACCGAACAAAAAAGTTACCTGAGCAGAAAAAGATTACAATGGTAGAACAAAAGTTAAACGCTATTCACGCTAACAAAAACTTCTAATTATGGAGCAATACGAAATATTATGGGAAGAACTAAAAAATATTGAAGCATCATTTGAATTAGAAGCAGATGATAAAAGATATATTGATTTTGAAAAGGTAATTTTACCTAGAACTATAAAATATAAATATTTACATCCTTGTTATGATAAGAATAATGAAATGCACTTAAAAAACCAATCTTATTTTATTAAAGAAGTTAGATTTTTATTTAGTGAAGCAAAAGATTTTGAGATTATCAATGGAGATAAAACACTTCTTAGAATATTGACTTTAGGTAATTTTAATAAATTTCATAAAGGTGATTTATATGAATTTGAATTAGATGATTTTGATATTTTAGATATTTATGTTTGGTTTGAGATATTTAGATTACCATCAATGTTTTTAACTGATGTAGCTAAATTATATTATAGCAATTCATATCAATATGATGTTCAATACGTGAAACAAAAACCAAAAGTGATTATTGAAAAAAAAATCATTCCAATTAAAAGCAAATCTAAAACATATATAATGAAAGATTCCAATACTGGTTTATATAAAATTGGTAAAAGTATTAATCCAAAATATAGAGAAAGAACATTACAATGTGAAAAACCAACGATTAGTATGATTAAGATATTTGAATCAGATATTGAAAAACAATTACACGAAAACTATTCTAAACATAGAGTTCGTGGAGAATGGTTTGATTTGAATGAAATTCAATTACGTTACATTTGCACTCATTATAACTGAAATTATGGACATAGGATTAAAATTACTTTACATTAAGGGACTTATTCAAAAAAACATTTGGAAAGTCAAGTTAACACGAGAAGATTTAGAAGAAAAAAGACCATCAGCAGAAGTGTACATAAACGGAGCAAAAGATACTGAGAATGATCTTAAGCAGGTGCAGTTAGCAATCGTAGAATTAGAAACAGAACTACGCTTACACGGAAGAGAAATCAACAGGTGTCTGCATATAAACGGAGAATTGAAAAAACGAATTGAAGAACTTGAACATGAACTTAAATTTAAAGATGTGAAATTATGAGGAAGGAACACAAACTAGTTGCACTATGTGCAGTATTGCCTGTTTTGGCAGATTGGATAGAAGATTTAAACGACCAAACTGTGTTTAAACGAGATTTAAAACGCAAAGCAAATATGCTGATGCAAGAAATTAGGAAAGTAGATAACCAAGTGCTACAAGTATACGGAGAGAACCGAGAGCAAATCTACGAACAACAGGTAGAACTTCAGATTAGATTTCGTCAATTTGTAGAATCAATAATTGTAGACTAATGCCAAGATGTAAAAACTGCAAACAAAAGTTTGAGCCTGTTAGGTTTAATATGAAATACTGCACGGAAGCAATTTGCCTGAGAGCTTTCTCGGATGAAGTAAAGTTAAAGACATGGCAAAAGACGAAAACACGAATGAAAAACGAGTTAGAAACAGTACAAGACATTGTTAAAGCAGCTCAGATAGTATTCAATAAGTATATCCGTGAACGAGATAAAAACGAAACGTGCATATCTTGTGGAAACATACCTAAGAAATCTAACGCAGGTCACTTTTGGAACGCTAACAACCACTGGAACGTAAGATTTGATGAGGACAATGTACACTTACAATGTGAAAGATGCAATAGTTTCTTATCAGGTAACCTAATTGAATATAGAGCAAACCTAATAACCAAGATTGGAGTAGAAAGATTTAGTCAGTTAGAAGCCAAAGCAAGGGTAACTCGTAAGTTTACAAAATACGAACTGAAAGAAATTATAAAAAAATATAAATATTTAGTACTAGATATGAAATAAAGTATTATATTTGCGTATAACAAAAACCAATTTATTATGAAAACTATTAAAACAAACATCTGGGACATTAAAGTAGGTGATATTATTTTAGTTAATTACTCAAATGGGAATACTAAAGAAATGAAAGTAGATAAAGTAACAGAAAGTTCTTGGTATTTTAATGGGTGTAGAAATTCATTTAACACATTAAATAGATTATTGAATAACTGCGGAGATGTATCAAGTTCTAAAATATTAAAACATTAAAAATAAAAATCGCACAGTATACGTACAGCGTTGACAGCTCGGAAAGACGGCATTTTTACAAACAAAAACCAATTTATTATGAAAAACCTATTAAAAATTCAGGCAGAATTAAAATGTCCAAAGGGGAGCTTTAACTCATTCGGTAAATACAAGTACCGAAGTGCGGAGCAGATTCTTGAATCGTTAAAACCTGTTCTATTAAAACACGAATCAGTATTAGTTTTAAGTGATGATATTATTCAGGTAGGCAACAAGCTATTTTTAAAGGCTACTGCTTCACTTTCTGACGGTGATAGTGTAGTTCAGTCATACGGATTCGCAGAGCTTGGAGAACACAAAGGAATGTCATCTGAGCAATGTACAGGTACTGCATCTAGTTACGCACGTAAATACGCTCTAAACGGATTGTTCTTAATTGACGAAACTGAATCAGACCCCGACTCAAAAGACAATACTCCAGTACAACCAAAGAAACAAGCACTAGACGCTAAAAGATTCCAAGATGCAGTCAAAGCAGTAACCGATGGAAAGATAACACGTGAATCTTTAGAGAGTAAGTTTCAGTTAACAGATGGTCAAATTGATATATTAAACGCATTATGAAAGTTAGATGTTCTGCTATAGGAAAAATTATGTCAGCTCCGAGAAACAAATCGGAGTTGCTTAGTCAAACTGCAAAGACTTATATCCACGAATTAGTCTTACAGGATAAATACGGAATCAGAAAAGAGTTCAGTTCACGTTACACAGACAAAGGAAACGAAGTAGAAAACGAATCAATCAACTTAGTAAACGAAGTGCTAGACGTTGGATTTATCTACAAAAACGAAGAACATTTTAGTAATGATTGGATGACTGGAACGCCCGACGTAAACACGGACACTATTCTACTAGACGTGAAAAGTTCATGGGACGCTACTACCTTTCCGTTTTTTGCTACTGAAATTCCTACAAAGGACTATTACTACCAGCTTCAAGGCTACATGGAACTTACGGGTAAAACCGAATCGTTGCTGTGTTATTGTTTGGTTAATACACCCGAAGAAATGGTAGAAGACGAAGTAAGGCGCGCACACTGGAACGCAAACCTACTAGAAGAAAGTTTAGACCTACGCGACGAAGTACAAAGACGACATAACTTCGACCACATACCAGATAACCGACGTGTTAAAGTATTCAAAGTAGAAAAAGACGAACAAGTAATCGAAGCAATAAAAGAACGCGTGGAGTTATGCCGTGAATATTATAACACATTAATTAATTTCCTATGAAACAATGTATTTTATGTAAAGAAGAAACTGCTGTTGAAAGACATAGTTATTGTTTACAATGTGTAAGAGAAAAACATAAAAAATATTACAGAGATAGATATAAGTCTATGCCTTATAAAGGATGGATATATGTTATAACAAATCCCGCTTGGAATGGTTGGGTAAAAATAGGTAGAGCAATAGACGTTGCAAAAAGACTTAAAAATTATAATGTATCATCTCCATTAAGAGATTATGAAGCTATTTTTTGTACAAGAGTAGATAATCCAGTTTTAATTGAAAGATATTTTTTTGAAACTTATGGAACAGAAAATAACGAATGGTTTAAAATATCAGCAGATGAAGCTATATATCAAATTAAAAAACTAAAAAATGAATATGAATCAGAAAATAGAGGATAAGATTGTTCTGCGTGTTCTTAGTCGATTCAGCGAACGTTCACAAGTAGGAATAACCAAGTACAACACAACGTTAGAAAGAACCGATTTAAGCACGTTAGAATGGCTTACACACGCACAAGATGAAGCGATGGACTTCGTTTTGTATTTGGAACGACTGAAAGACGAATACAGAGAAGGCTTATTAACTAAAATGGTAAAGCAATCAGAACAAGACGGATTGTATGAAGATAAATTAAAACGAACAATGCCTAAATAAACACGGATGAAAATAATAATAGAACAATACGACCATAAGATTACCTACGAAGTGCCGTACAACGATTTGAATATGGAGCAGATGCTAGAGATACTCGAAAACCTTCTAAAATGTACGGGGTACTGCTTCAGTGGTAACCTTCAGATAGTGGACGATAGTGTGGAGTTTAGCCATCTTTCGCCAGAGTACAAAGATGGGTATGATGAATTCGGAGTAAAACACGAAACCTTTAAACAA